CACGTCGTAATCGCGCTGTAGTCCGACGTCTCGCGCTTGCTAAACGCCGTGTCATAGCTCTGAATTACATATTCAAGCTGCGGAACCGTCTCCTTCTCCCAACAACGCCACCATTCGCGCTTGATAACCGCATTCTCTTCACCCGTCGGGTTCTGCTGATACTGCGCATTCCACTTGCTCGGAGGAATAGATGCGCGGACCGCGGTCAGATCTTCAAGACTCCAGAACTCCGGCCAGCAAGGCGACCCATCCTCAAACAATGCTGGGAGCTCCACAACCTCCCACTGATCCGCCAGAGAATCCTTCGCCATCGCCCGGATGAGTTGGCCCGTCATGTCCTTCTCCGACCACCGCGTCTGGACAAGCACAATACTGCCTCCAGGCTGCAAACGCTGGCGAGGACCGCCCGTGTACCACTCCCACGCATCGTCAAACCCGTTGTTCGACATAGCCGTCTGCTCCGAGTGCGGGTCATCAATGATAACCAAGTCACCACCACGGCCCGCGAGGTTTGAACCGACGCCCACTGCGTAGTACATCCCCCCTTTGGCCGTGTCCCAACGACCAGAGGCTTTACTGTCCGCCGCCAACTTCACGTCAGGGAAAATGTCCCTGTATTCATCGCTATCAATCAGGTTCTTCGTCTTGCGGCCAAAGTTAACCGCAAGCTCTGTCGTATGCGTCGCCTGAATGATCTTCATTCGCGGATTACGGCCCATCATCCAAGCCGGGAACAGGTAACTCGCGAACTCAGACTTCGTATGACGGGGGGCCATATTGATAATCAGGCGCTTTAATTCGCCCTTGGCCACACGCTCTAGCTTGTCGGCGATTATCTTGTGGTGCCTGCCAGCAATGAACTCGGGCCAGACCGTCTTGACGAAGGCCAAAAAATTATTTTGGCAGGCTTCGTTTTTCTCCAACTGCGCAAGGCGTAGCTCCAGTTTCAGCCTCTTTTCATCGATTACTGGATTTTCAGACACTGCCATGGGGGCCCCTTAGAATTATTCTAGAAATGTTTCACGTGAAACATCGCTAAACGCGGACGATATAGGTAAATATACGATATTAGAGCCCAAAATAAAATATCTGATTATTGTTTGTGAGAAACATGGCCCTAGCCGCCGACTGGCAGCGTGGGGGGCGCGCTCCGCGCGGCGCGACCGCCGAACCACCGGGACCCGGCGCTTGACCCGATCCGGACGGGCCCCGGACCGGGGACCCGGCAACGCGACCAGGGCGACCAGGGACCAGGCGACCAGGGCGACCAGGCGACCAGGGCGACCAGGGCGACCAGGCGACCAGGGCGACCAGGGCGACCAGGGCGACCAGGGCGACCAGGCGACCAGGGCGACCAGGCACAAAAAGCCCCGGCCCGTGGATCACGGGCCGGGGTGCGCGGGCCGTTAGGGCCGGGCCGCGTTACGCGGCGACGGCGGCCGCTTTGCGCTTGTGCACGCCATGCGCCGGAAACCCGACGATAACCCGCCGGTCGCGCTTGGCGCATAGTCCGCAATCAGCACACGTTGTGTCGCGATAGGTTGCCGGGCATTGCGCGACCTTGCGGCCCGCCGGGGTTTCCGTCCGGCGCCCGTCAAAATCGGCGGGCAAAACAACGGCGACCGGGCCGATATCAAGCGCCGCTAATTCGTCCGCGTGCTCGAGGTTGTTTGCCGATAGGTTAACAGTAAACCCCTCGCGGTTTGCGATGGAAATTGCAACGGCATTCTGGCGATTCGCCGGGTTGTAATGCGTAAACGTGAAACCGCGTTTGCCCATGTTGGCAATAACGATTTCCATCAATTCGGCCGCGTTAATTTGCTCGCCGTCGCCGGGAAGGTCGCCAGCTTGATTGTGTCGCCATAACTGGCCAGCCGGTAAGGCGGCGACCTGGTCGCACAAGGCGGACAGCGACCCGCCGCGCTCGCCCCGGGTTACTTCATCCCATCGCCCCTTGAGCGGGTACCCGTCTGCATAACAGCCGTTTCCGCGAAAAGGGCAATCATTCGGGCATGTATCGGCAGACGTTGTGCTGACCGGGATCGGTCCGGTTTTTGCGTTGCGGGATTTGGGGGTAAGATAATAATTCGTCATGAGTAGGACTCCCTGGTTAGGCGGCCGGATAACTAGCCGCCAGTTATTTATATGGGATTAATCGCATGGGGTCAATACGGCCCGAAAACGGCCCGCCAGGGCGCGCGGGCCGCCGGGGCCAATCCACCTGACCCCGGCCCCCGGAACGCGACCCACGGCCCGCCGGAACGCGGCCCTCGGTACGTTTGAGCGGGGAAGGAGTGGCGGGCCCGGCTTGTTTCACTCTTAAAGGCAAAAGAAAAGGGCCGCCCGAAGACGGCCCCAAGTGAAAGTTCATGCGGCTAGGGTTAGGCCGCGACTTTATCCAACAAAGCGCCCGCTTTGCGCTCAATATCAATCCGCGCGTCCTGGTGCGGAACGTCGCGGGCGATGGCGGTTATCGCTTGCGCCATATCCCAGACCGACGCGGCGGGCTTGCCCTCTTCCTCGACGTGCCGGGCGAGGGCGGCGCGTCCCATGCGGGCAGACAACCCGGCGCGCTTGGTTAGAAAGTCCAGACGGTCGTCGTCGTCGCGCGCGACGATAGCAGATTGCGCGGCCTGGACACCTTCGACAAAGGTATAGGTGGAACCGGTGGCGAAACTTTCCAGAGCCGGGCGGGCCTCCATTGCAAACCGATCCGGCGCAAATTTAGTGTGACGGATTTTGATTTCATGGAAATTTTCAACGCCCCATAAGTTGCGATTCATGCAAACCCCGCGAAGATACATCGCCGCAATGCCTGCGGTTTTGCTGCCGGTCTCACTATTCCAGGCGTAGAACCCCCGAAACATAAGGTCCGGCTCGCCGTTCGGGAGCTTGCCAACTTCAATCGGGTTGCGGTCGTCTACCAGAAACACGAACACGTCGCGGTCGGACGCAAACAAGGTTGTGGTTTCTTTCGTGACCGGAACGTCTGGGTCGTAGACCGCCAGGCCGTCGCGGGTGCCGGTCATCATGCCTGGGACTTTCCAGCGGCCGTCGCTTGCGTCCACAAGGTCGCTGATCGGCTTGAGAATTTCCCAATCGAAAATGCGACCATAGTCTGGACCGGTCGCGGCCCGAAGTTCGCCGCCGTCCTGCTGGTGGCCATAGATCTTCACCAGCTCGCGGCCCCGGTTATAGCGCAACCCCCATTGGATACAGTCGGCCGCCAGCGGGGCGGGAAGGTCGCGGAGATAACCGGCGGGCGCTCCGGAAAGCTGCGAGAGCTGGCCGAAGGACCAGTTGGTGGGCAGGTTGAAATGCTCGCGCCCGTTTTCGTCGGCATATTCGATAGACAGGTCCCCCCGGCTCGGGTTCTCTTCATCAACCGTGCCGACGATCTGGAGCTTATGCGTGTCAACCGTTCGGCTGGTCATCTGCTCCGCGTCGCGGCGCTTGAATTGCAGCATCTCGAAAAGAGACAGGAACTTTTGGTCATCCGGGCGGCTATACCAGTTCGATGAAACAGCGCTGTTGCCGATGCCGTGAGCGATTGCGTTTGTAACGTAGGACATTGCTTTTCTCCGTATAAAAAAAGGGGCGGGATTAGCCCCGCCCCTCTTGTCTCATATTATCGCGTATGGCGCAACAGTAATTTTTCGAAAAATTATCTGCGGCCCCGCCAGCTCTGCGGAGACCGAGACCGAGACCGCCGGGGCGGGTTGCGCCGCGCACGTTCAACGGCATCCGCGCCGTAAAGAAGCTTGGCCAGCCAATCGAGTAGGAAAAACATCAGGCCGCGTCCTCCTCATGTGGCACGAAGACCCACGCTTGAACCCAAGCGCCGGATTCACCAACGGATACTTGAGCGCCGATTTTGATCCGGCGAGGGTCGATCTGACAATCCTCCCCAGAAAAATCCAAACGCGCCCGTCGCCGGAATTGCTCTTTCCCGTTGTCGATCATGCTGCGTCCTCCTCGTCCAGATCGGTCCAGAAAGCCACGCCCAACATGCGCTCTACGTGCTCCCAGACAGGACCGCGATCCCCCGATTCCTCGGAATCGGAGCCGTCCATGTAGTAGCCCCAATAATTATAGCTTTCGTCGAGGTACGCGGATTCGACGGAAAGGCCGAGCGCAACGAGCGCGTCCCATACTTTAACAGGTGGCGACCACGCCGAATTGCACCGGAAAGAAAGAACCCCGTGGCCCTCCATGTCCCGGCGAAAGAACACGTTCTCCGACGGCACGTTGCATTCTATTTCGGTCGCCTCATAAGTGCCCCACTTCGTTCCCCAATTCTCCAGACGCCAGTTATACCAGTCCTGGTCTCTGTGATATTCAAACGGCATAGGGATAACGGTCTGGCAAAAGTTGCCTTGCTGGACCTGTTCATGCAAGTGGTGGATCAGGAACTTGTCGCCCTTGATTATGACCTTTTGGTCTACATGGTTTGGCATCTCATATCCTCCGTGGTTTGTTGAGATGACACCATGGTATGCGACTATCTAGGACATATCAAGTCTATTATCCGTTGCCAGTCGAAGTGGCCTTCCTCGTGATAGGCGGGCTCGACGGCGGTTAGGCCGCCCATCTTCAGATCAACCGCCTTGTCGCCGTGGAATAGGAATATCTGCTGCCCCGCGTTTTTGGTCGGCACCTTCTTAACCAGAACCCATACGCTGGCGCGTTGATGGTTTACCATCCAAGCAACCTGGTGGGGCCGCAGCTCGACGGCGTTACCAGCCGTGGCCTTCAGCTCGACGAAATGGAAAGCGCCGCGCTCGTCACAGATCAGGACGTCCGGTATCCCCGGTGTCGCCCATGTCTCCAGCCTCGTCGTATTCAGGTTCCGGTCCGTCTTCGCCAGACCCTCCTTCATCTGCCTCCAAAATCCGGCCTCTCGCTTTTGCGCGGTTGCCGGAATTGCTCTCTCCCGTTGGGGTAACATCAATGGTGATCGGGGCATACTGGTTCTTGATCTCCTCTAAGGCCTTTAGGACTTCCTCTTTGCTCATGCTGTCGATAGAGCCATGCCGGATCTCCGACTTGCTCACATAGATATCGCCCTGAGCCTGTCCCCGGCGGTACTCGGCCTGAACGGCGGCGGAATACGCCCCGTTCTGCAATGCCATGTCCCGAATAACCTGCAAGTCACGAACATGCCGCTTGTAGCTGATGCCGTATTTCTCGTCGAGCTCGTCACGGTAAGCCCGGATCGCGGCGCATACGTGGGGGCTGACGTTCGGGTTCGTCAGCTCATAGGCGCGGCTGTGGGCAGACCCCGCCGTGTATCCGGCATTGATAGCCGCCTCCCGAAGCGTGATCTGACCGTCCTTCGAGACAAGCTCTTTAACGAACAGCTCTTGGCGTCGGGTCAAGGGGGTCTTTACAGAGACTGGCGGCCGACCGGTCCTGCCGGTGAGAGGGCCGTTTTTCCCCGCTGGCTTCTTCTTTTTCGTCGGCATCGGAGTTCTCCAGTTAATAAGCAGTAGATTCTACCAATCTACGGTCTCTGTTTATACAGAGCCAGAAAAAAAATAATCGAAGAAGCACCGCGACCCCCCTTAACGCAAAACCCTGCCTTAAAGGTAACATAAATCGGGGTACACTATCTGAAAGCGGTTACCACTTATGTTACCTTCTAACCCCTTATAATATAACAGTATTATCCGAAAGGTAACGCGGTAACACCGGTAACGGCATTTTTTTCGGAAAAATTTTTTTTTAATTTTGTCCCCATATATACATAATCCGTGTTACCCGACCCGTGAGCCGCGGGCCGCGGGCCGTGCCACTTGCTCCATAACCCGTTGTAATTGCTTGCTTTCCCCGATTTTCCGCATCGCATATATGACTGTTGTGTGGTTACATTTTAGGTCACGTGAAAAATGTAACCCATGTAACCCATGTAACCTTTGAGGATTGCAATGACGACCTCTTGTCGGTGCGATCTTCTTGGTCCTGTGATGTCTTTTATCGTTACGCCGTAATGGGTTGCGGTCTCGTCGAGGATTTTTTGTCGAACCGCGGGCCGCGGGTGGTGGTTAGTTTCGTTTACAGTTGAAGGTAACGGGCACGGGCTCTCGCGGCTCGCGGTCTTTACATTCCTCCAATGCGTACCGGCCTTCGAAGCCTATTCGCTGGTTTCTTAAAACCTGCATTGCCGCTCGGCCTTCGGCGAGGTCTAGGGTTTGATGGTCACCGTACCACTGGTCTCCGGGAGAAGTTTTTCCGTCTTTCACGTACGTCTCGACGACCAGCGGCGGTATTGAATACTGCCATTCCCAGTCCAAGACACCGTTCTTCTTGTCCCGGAAATATACGTTCCACACTTTGTTTGTTTTTGCCATGTTGGTTTCCTTTGGTTAAAGGCCCACGGCTCGACAAAACAATGGATTGGTATTTACAATGTCAAAGAGCGTACCGGCTTTTGCCGATTTCTTATTATGACACAGTATATCACA